CAGCTACCACAAGAACAACTTGTAAGAGTATCTGTATTATCTTCAACCATTATGTCATCCCCCTCTTTTTGAAAGAAGATACTTTCTATTCCGCAACCACCTACACTCTTTATAGAAACTTTAGTCACTGCATAATCCCTCTGTGTATAGTATCTTCTATAGTAACCCATCTACCACTTCACTTTATGACTCCAGTATCTAGCTGATAATTTATCAGGAGAGCTATCTTGAGCATTATGTCTAGCATAATACGACTTCTTCCTAGCCTTATCTTTCTTAGATTTAGGATTCTTACCTGCTCCACGCACTCCTTGTTGACCAAACCTTATTAATTTAATCTTATCACCCTTCTTAGCCAGTACAGCATGACTCTTTTTAGGATGTTTAGGTGTACGTTTAGGCTTATTATATCCAGAAAACTTTTCACCCCTATATACGACCACGATATATCTCCAAAAAATAAGGGAGCTACCTACTGTACTTTGAAAAACTCCCTTAAATACGCCTATTTTCGCTGCAATCACCACCAGAAACAGTTTACCTAGCCATCACAGACTCCTCAAAGAAAGGACACCTAGTCACAGTAGGTATTATGTTACGGATTATATCACATTTTAGGTAAATTGTCAAGAAAAAAAATAGCATTTACATAAAATTACAGCTAGTTTACGCCTTAATGGGTATTAGTTACAATTTTATATAAATACTATGTTTACAAACTACATATCTATTGCTAATATTTTAGAATAAATAGTGAATTTAGTATAAATTAGAGTACCCCCGTTGTATATTTAATAAGATACTTCGTTTTGGATCTCCGTATCCAATTAAAGATACAGGATCTTATCATATTTTTAGCTGTTTGTCAACCCCTAAATGCAATTATCCGTAATTTTTTTGTATAATACCTTGTTTACACTTAATTTTTGGTAATTTTTCATAACCACATATACGTATACTACCCAGGGGGCAGTGGCTACTGCGACCCCCTAAAATATCGCTGAATATCGCTGAGGCTGCCTAGATCAATCAAGAAAAATTAATTATTTTTTAAAGAATATGTATCAATAAAAATCTATTTAGGCGGATCTAGGGATAATATGGCACTGCTAGGGTATATCCCCCCCAAATCAGTGCAGGATACACTACCCATAGTTAACACGCCTATTCCTATCTTTTCCTTACTTGCTGCCTATCAATATCTCGTATTCATCCCAACAAACTTAAATTTTTTTATATTCTAAGTTATTGATAATAAACAAAACTTAAAAAAAGTTTAAACTATCTGCAATATTTACTAGACAATAAATCGTTTCTATGAGCATTATCCGATTGTCGAAAACAAAACGAAGGAACCAAACAAATGAAAACTTACGAAATCGAAACTCCAAACGGAAACCACATTCGAGCAAGATGGAACGAAAGCGCAACCTTTAACCTTCAATATCCAGTCGGTGGACAATGGGTCGATTATCACTGTTTCACAGTGTATGGTGTAGAAGATGAATATGAAGCATTAGAAATTATTCACGACGAGATTTACGAACAAGAATGTTTATTCGGTGACGAATAATTTTAATCAAACTTTAAACGAGGGAACTAAAACAATGGTTAAAACAATCAAACATAACATCGACATTCACCAAGAAATTACTGATGCTGTCGTAGAAAGTCTCGAAGCAATCAGAGAACAATATGGAAAAGATCATGCAGGCTTTGCTTGGACTAAGCCTTGGATTGAAACCGCCAACGGTATGCCACGCAATGTTGAAGGCAAGCCATATAGAGGGATCAACGTTCTATTACTTTTAATCCAAGCCTC